TCAGTCGAAGTGCCTTTTTTGTGCAAACGGATCGGCCGGACTGGCATGGCCGTCCCGGCTCGCCGCACGCCGGTTCAGCGGTTCGGAACCTGGCGGGACGCCTCTGGCTGCATCCGGGGTGGTTTCAAGTCCGAAGTGCAACGAGTTGCTGTAAGTTCGCGCGATATTTGGCACTGATTTGCGAAACTATTGGCACAGCGGACACCACCTTCAGCCGCGTTATTTTTTCGGCTACCCTACTCGAAACTTGGTCAGTTAACGGGGTGTTGTTCGGGGGCGGCTTTACCCGCCTCGGCGACGACGGTGATGCCGGCGCCGGTGGCGTCCTGATTTTCCGATGGTTGTGAAATAAGTGTTTTGGCGCGCCATCTCAATTCGCCGCCATGACCACCCAGTTCGTCCCGTCGCTCACCAGCACCGCCCACTTGCCCGCCGTGGCGGCGAGGATCGCCGTGCCGGCGGTGGCGGAATCGATCGGCACGACGTTCGCCGAGGCGGAAACCACGGTATAGGCGGCGATGGTCTTGATCCGCACTTGCCGGCCGACCCACGACGAGGCAGCCGGCAGCGTCACGGTGATCGAAGCGGCGCCATTGCAGATCACGGCGTTTTCATTCGCCCCGAGCGTGAACGCAGTGGTTTTCGTCACCGGCGCCACCGTGCCGCTGCCGGCGCCGGTCATGCGCCCGATCTCGCGGGCGTCGGTATAGCTCGTCACCGTCGCCGTGCCGGTGACGGCCGAGTACAGGCGCCAGTAATCCGCGCTGTTCCAGTTGGTCGTTGCCGTTGATACCGATACCGCGCCGGTTTCCTTGTTCGCGACGATGTAGTTCGTCGTCGACACGGTCAGCGTCAGCGTGCCGTTGGCGATCTGATCCATCCCCCCGGTTGCTTTGCTGACATTGCCGCCGTAATAGCCCCAGATCAGGCCGGAGCAGGTGGAGGCGCGGCGTCCGTAGAGTGACGCCGGCCCGATGGCGTCGAACAGCGCATTGGCCTTGAGGTCCTGCGAGCCCTGGCCCTGGATGATGGTATCGAGATGGGTGGTGGAATTTGGCATGGGCTACCTCATGAAATCGCCATTGGCATCGCCGGTCTGGCAAAAGTGGTTTTGTGCCGCACGGCGCCGATAGTGACCCGGAAATCGCGTAGGTAGGCCCTTTCCGTTCCGCCAGAACCCGGAATGACTGCGTTGAACAGGGTAAGATTGCTCCCCTGCAGGTTCCAGACGCCCGCGGTTACTGCGGTCGCTTCCAGGGCGCCGTCGATGAACAGGCGCAGCGTGGTCCCTTCGCGGCTATATTCGACGTGCTTCCAGCCGGCGCCGCGCACGTTGGACAGCGAAGCCAACGCCACGCCGCCGCTGATCCCTGTGCAGGGAATGAAATAAATTTTTCCAGTTCCGCCCCAGGCGGTTCCGGCGCCGTCGCATGTGACATAGATGCCCAGAGGATTGGAGCTATTAAATGACGATGTGGAGACAAGATACGGGGCGAGGTTGGCCGGCGAATTCTGGACATTGCAGAAGAAATCAATCGTGAAATCCTGCGTGCCGAAGGCGATGACTGACTGCGGCGCCTGAACGTAAGCTGTGGTCCATGTCGATGCCGAAAACACCGATCCGATCGAGCCGCCCCACGGATCGGCCACGGCCGTCGAGGTGGCGCAGGTAACCACCGTCAGCGCGTTGCCCTTGGCGTCGACGATGCCGTCCTCGACGCCGCCGCGCAGGGCGAAGGTGACGAGGCTCCACAACGGGTCTTGCTGCATGTAGCGATCGATGCTCGCCTGGCCGGGCGCGCCGCGCCCGACGACCGACGACAACTGGTAGACGCGCACACCGAAGCGCGAACGGGCGCCGCCGAAATCGGTGGTCTGCTGCGCCGCCGTGTATCCCGCCGATGGGGTGGTCAGGCCGGCGATCGTCCGTTTCAATGTGGTGAACGCCGGGTCATAAATCTCGACCTCATAGGATTCTCCGGTCTCGCCGAGCGGCGTCGCGATACCGGCAAATGGTTCGACGGCTAACCGGGAGCGGCGGGTCCAGCCCACCGTCGCGTTGTTCGACGCATCGAAGAAACCGACAATGTCACAAGGCGCCAACGTCTCCAGATTGACGCCGGAATACGTCAGCGCGGTATCGCTGGCGCTGTCCAGCGGCGCGCCCCGCGTCACTGCCCGCCACAGGCGGGAGACATTGATACTGGAGACATCCATGCCGACGAAGCGCAGACGGTCCGGGTCGAGGCGCACGATCTGGTCGGTCGCGCCGTGCGTCGTCATGTGGCGCTCGGTGCCGAAGCGGCCGCGCAGCAGGTCCCGCAGGGTATAGGCGCCGTTGCTTTCGGTGGTGACTGTCTGCGCGGCGATGATTTCCCAGCGCCCGTGCGCGCCGTAAGCGAAGTGATTGGCGCCGTCGAGCATCTGGTCGAGCGATACCGTGGACAGGCTGCCGGCCAGCAGGCGGACGTTGATCCGGGTCGCCGCATCGACGACGTGGGTAACGCCGGCGCCGGCCGCCGCCGTGGCGTAGCCGATGACGGCGGCGGGCGCGGAAAACCCGTCGACCGCCTTGTAACTCTCGCCGCTGTCGTCCGAGCGCAGCAGCGTCGCTCCCGGCCAGGAATCGTAAATCCCGGTCGCGGCGGTCAGCAGCCCCGGCCTGTCCATCAGCGTGCTGGACAGGCACGGCACGTCGAGCAGCGCCAGCATCGTCGGCCCCCGGAAGGTCAGCACCTGGCCGGTGACGGCGCCATTCTCACCAACCGCCGCAGGCGTGTAGATCGGCGAGTGGTTGTATTTGGCCGAACATTCGAGCCGGCCGTCCGGCAGATACTCGACGCGTTCCAGGAGGACGACATGCGCCGCATCCGCAATGTCGATTGTGATGATGTCCGCCGATTCGAGATGCCCGAACGACGGAGGCAGGGCGAACGACAGGTCGGAGCGCTCCAGCCAATACAGGTAAAGCAGCGTCTGCTCGATGCCGGCGGCCTCGTCGGCGGTCAGCACGACTGGCAATTCGATCCGCCGGATATTGACCGCGTCGGTGTTCAGGCGCTCGGCGCCCGGCCCGGCGCCGGTGTCGTATTCGCGGGTCCAGTCGATGAATGTCGTCTCGACCCGGCGCGGGAGTTGCGAATCCATCTCGCGGGAAACCGACAGGCGGATCACGTCTTTGTCCGAGGGAGCGGCTGCGCCAAGATCGTCTGCGGTGACGGTAGCGACGGACGATCCGCCGCGCGGCACGAAGCGCAACTGATAGCCGTGCTGGATGGCATCGAACGGCCAGCACGCCTGCAGCGGTTCGAGCGCCGCGCGGATCGCTGCGGTCGCCGTGATGCGGTAGCCGCGAACCGGCTGCGTCAGCGCCGTGGCATCAATATCGGACGCTTCCAGCAGGCCGGATTCCAGGCACAGGGACTCGACAATTTCGGAGAGCGGCGCCGTTTCCGGCACGACGACCGGCGTCGCGTCGAGCACATAAAATCCGCCCGCAGAGTGGGTGATGGCGCAGAGCGCGCCCTGCGCCGCCGGGCAGATTGTATGGGCGCTCCAGCTGCCGACGCTGGCGTCGGTGAAGGTGTGCAAAAGGATCAGCGCGCCGTTCGCAGCGATGCGATAGACCCTGAAGTCGATCTGTTGCCCGGCGACGAACAGGAACCAGTAGAGCGACCCCTCGTTGACCGCCGAAGCGCCGGAGGTGCCGGGAAAATAGGGAAACGCAATGTTCGTCGTGTTATATGGAAGAGTCGGCGCCGCGTGCGTCCATAGCAGCGAGAGGTCGTAGCCGTCGTACTTTTCCAGCACGCTGACGCCGCCCTTGTACTGGTGCAGGTAGAGGTTGCCGTCGGCGCCGACGCAGGCGCCCTGCAATTCCCACGTCGGAGTGAACTTGCCGGCGAACTGCGCGGCGCCGACCATGAGATAGCCACAGGCGCCAGGCCCTGTCGTGTTGTAATAGACGGGGTGTCCGCCGGCGGTCGTCCCGACGTAGAAGCACTCGCCGGGGTCGCCGGTCGCGCCGGGCGCGATTCCCGGCGCCGTTTCCCGCGCGATCAGGCGGCCGTCGAGCGACACCGCGTAACGCGTGCGCTCCTTGTCGAAGCGCATGACGCCGCCGGCGATCGTTGGATTGTACGGGCCGGCGGTCGAAACGTTATAGTCGCCGTACTCGGCCCCGAAGCTCGGAAACAGCCCGTTCGGAATCAGCGTCTGAACCGAGAACTGCGATGTGCTCATCGTCTCGACGACCTCGACCTTGATCTGCGCGCCCATCAGCGAGTTGCCGAAATCCTCAAGCTGGAAGTCCTCGAAGATGATGTAGGCCAGGCCGCGATAGGCTGGCGTATTGGCGACGCCGAGCGCCGCCTGCATGCGCGGGTCGGGCATCTGGTCCGCGCTGCCGTTGTAGAAGCGGATGGCGCCGTTGCCCATCGCTTCCGGCGCAGCCCCCTTGTCTCCCATGCCGCCGAATATGCTGTTGGCCAAGGTCGCTTCCAGGCCCGCATCGCCGGAGTCGAAAAGCAGTTTCCCGGAGCACCAGATGCGGCGGATGCCGTCGACGGGGCCGAGGCACAGCCCGAGCGCGAAGGTCGCGCTGTAGCTGTAGGTCGTCGTCTCCTGCCCGCCGCCGCCCTTGCCGCCCGCCTCCTCGGTTTTCTTGGTCTCCTTCAGCGCGTTGTTCTCGACCCAGAAGATGTTGCCGAAGGTGGCGACCGAACCCTTGATGACCGGAATCTGCGCACCATAAGTTGAGGTTTGCACCGACAGGTCATTGAGGCGCGGGCCCTCGATCTTCGGCCCCTTGGGCGGATCGATGGCGCCGCCGATCATGCCGCCGATGGCCATGCCGAGCATCGGGTAGCCGACAAACCAGCCGATGACGCCGCCGACGACGTAGCCTAACGCTTGTCCGACACTGCTCATGCCGTGACCTCGACGAACTCATAGACGCGCACGACCTTTGCGCGCCAGTCGGCGGTGAATCCGTGCTCGCAGACCTTTCCAGAGGCCTCCCAGGCGTGGATGATCGTCTCGCCGGCGCACAGCGCAACGTGTTGCGGATAAGTCCGGAACCGCATCAGCAGCAGGTCGCCGGCCTGCGGCGCCCGGAAGACGCGGCGCAACCCCGGCTGGGAATCGAGCATCTGCTCCAGCATCCCGCCCTTCGGGCGCCGCCCGTAAGCCGCCATGTCGAGGTGCGGGATGCCGGCAGCGGCGGCGACATGCACCAGCAGGCCGGCGCAGTCCATCCCGCTCCCGGCCGCGCGCCCCTGATGGCGGAAGGGCGTATCGATGGCGGCGCGCGCGGCGTTCACGAGGTCGGCGCGCGTCATCGGTTGCCCGCCACCTGCTGATAGACGGACGCCGTCGGGATGTTCGTGAAACCGAAGAAGTTGATGACGTTGTTCCACGTCTGGCAGTCCGCCAGACGCTTGCGGCAGCCGGGGACCATGACATAAGCGTCGCCGGACTGCGGCGGGTAGAACCACGGGTCGAACACCTCGACGGCGCCGCCGGCCGTGAATGCCTTGACCTCGCGCGCCTTCTGGCCGGCATTGGCGCCGGAGGTAAACAGGATCGTGCCGCCGGTGAAATAACCCGTCGCCTCGCCGCGTCCGGAATCGACGACGACCGCGCCGCTGGTGATCGAAGTCAAGGCGCCCGCGACATCGAGCGCGCCCAGGTCGATGCCGCAGCCGGCGTCGCCGAAGGTGCGCGAACAAGCGGCTGTGTAGGTTTTCCCGACCGACTGCGACAGGGTGTCGATCAGGCTCATCATTTCGGCCCGGTATTTGCCGTCCTGCAGCGTCGTCTTGCCGAAAAACCCGGAGCCGACCGGCTCGTGATCTTCGACCGGCGCCAGCCAGTTGACCTTGAACACGTAGATGCGGGCGTTGTCGAGGACGCCGGAGGCGATCTGCTCGCGTGTCAGGCCGCCGGCGCCGACGAAACCCTCGACATCGATGGCATTTCCGGCCATCGTCGTATCCGCCGAATAGGCGGTCTGCTCGATCACGGAAGCCGACTCATAAATCGTCGCGTTGGACATGACCAGATCCTCCGGCCAGGTCGTAAACCGCAGCACGGCGCCGTTGACGCAGGCGATGCGCAGGCACCATGCTGCGGTGGCGTAGGGGACGACGGCAACCTTCATGGGGCGATGATCTCCTGCAGGATGACGCCGTCGGCGCTGCGGTGATTCGGGTAGTCCTGGCCGATGACCAGCGCCGACCCGAAGCGGACCATGAAGTCGAACTGGTAACCTGCGGTGACGCTCTCGCCGCTCTGCGGCCTGGTGTGGACGGCGCCGCCAGAGGTGTAGGTCCCGAATCCGGTCGAGTTGATGGCGACGGTGATCGTCGTGCTGTCGCTGGTGACGATCAGCGCGCGCAGGCCGTTGATCTGGGTCATGCCGACGACGCCGGAGACCTGCACGCTCTGGCCGGTTACCAGGCCATGACCGGCGCCGACGGTGATCTGCGCCTGCGCCGCCTTGGTGATCGCGGTAATCGATTTCGTGATGTCGGCGGCGAAGGTCACGCGGCCGGTCGTCGTGTCGACGCTCCAGTCCGCGCTACGGATCGCGGTGGCGCCGATGCCTGCCAGCACCGTTCCAGCGACCGGCTTGTAGACCGTCCGGTACGGCCAGCCGGTGGCGCCGGCCGATTTGTCGAGTCCGTAGTATTTCCGCAACTGGTAAACGCCGGCGGAGACCAGCCCCATCGGCTGGTCGAACGCGGACGGCGTTCCCGTCGGGCCGTTGCTCGACCATTCGTCGAAGCAGCGGGCGCGGAATCCGGCGAACTGGCCGTGCGCGCGGTGCCAGACGGCGAGCAACTGCGCCGCCGTCTCGGCGCGGTCGAGCAGATATGACACGTCGAATTTGCGCAGCGGGAAGGGGTGCAGCAAGCTGCGGTATTCCTGGCCGCCGGCCGTCTTGACGATGTTGACCGCGTAATCGTCCTGCCACGACGACCCGTAGCGAACCAGATCGCAGAAGCGCTCCTCCAGGAAATCGGCCATCAGCGATACCTCCCGGCTCCGCCCATGAACCCGAGCGCCGTGCGCGCGCCGGATGCGGCGCTGCGGCGGATTTCCGCCGGATCGCCGGTCGAGGAATTGACATTGATGACGATCGGCCGGCCGCCGTCGCCGCCATGGCGCGAGCGCTGCTGCTCGCGCGTCAGCACCCGCTCGCCGCGCTGCAGGATCGCCGGCACCTCGTCGTTACGCAGGCCGGGCCAGCCGCCGGAATGGTAACGCCCGGCCCCGGCGAACAGCGCCGCGGGCGCCAGCCGGTTGAACGTCTGCCCGCCGGGCTCGACCATCCCGCCGGCGTGCCACGACGGCACCACGTAGGAACTCCAGTCGATTGCTCCGGCCGATGAACCGCCGCCGGAAAACAGCGAGCCGATCCACGACGACCCGCCGCCGCCGCTCCCCGAAAACCCCTTGGCCAGCGAACCGATCCAGCCGCCCAGATCGCCGGTCTTCGCGAAGTCGCCCAGCAACAGCTTGAGCAGTTGCGCGCTGCCCGCCTCGGAAATCATCCGCCGCACCGCCTCGCCGAATTGTTGCGCCATCGTCTTCGTCCCCTTGGCGAAAGGATCGAACAGGAAGTCGGCGAAGGCCGACTGCATGTTCTGCGCCGCTTTCTTGCCGAATTCGTCAAGCTCGCCGACATCGCCCTTGATCTTGGCCAGCGCCTCGTCGTATTCCTCCGGAGTGACCTTGCCCTCCGCCTTGCCGCGGTCGAGGCGGGCGACGTCTGCCTCGCGTTTTTTCGCCTCGGCGCTCTTGGTCCCGGCCGTCAGGCGCTTCAATTCGACCTCGTCGAGCGCGCCGGCCAGCTCGCGCCGCAGCGCGATCTCGTCGTCGAGATAGGCCAGCTGCTCGGGATAAGCGCCGCCCACTTCGGCCATGGCCCGCGCCTCTTCCAGGCGCGCCACCGTCACCGCGGCGATCTGCGTCTCGGTCAGGCCGTAGAGGTCGGCGGCCTCGCGCGTCGCGGCGATCTTGTCGTGCAGCGCCTGGCGCTCGCGCCGGTTCGCTTCCTCCTGCCGCTCGACCCCGGCGGCGAACTCGCGCTGCGCCGCAGTCTGCTTCTCGACCGCGACCAGGTCGTCGAGGCGCCCGGCGATCAGCGCGCGCTGGCTCGCCGTCACCTTCAAGAGGCCGTGATCCATTTCATAGAGCACCTGCTGGCGCTGTTTCTCGGCCGCCGTCTGCTTGTCCGTGCCCTCGGCGTCGAGGCGCTTCAGGGCCAGGTCCTTGTCGAGCCGCTCGAGCATCTGCGCGCCGGCATCGGCGAGCTTCCCGCCGCCCCCCGCGCCTTTCCGGCCCCCGCCCGCGGCCTTGCCGAAACTTCCGACGATGCGCGACTCTACGTCCGGAGTGAAGAATTCGCCGAGGTTTTCCCTGGCCTCGCGCAGCGCCTTGGCCATCTTCTCGCTTGGCGTGGCGTATTTTTCGATGGTCTCGCCATAGGCTTTCGCCCGCTTCCTCGACGCCGCCAGCGCGGCCTCGTCGGCCGCCTTCTGCTGGACGGCGCCGCGCCCTTCGTTGCCGTAGTTTTCGGGCAGCGGCGTGGCGGTCAGCAGGGCGAGCTCGCCGCGAGCCTGTCTGAGCCTCGCGATATATTCCGCCAGATCGCCAAGCTGACCGCGGATATAGATGTTGTTCGGCGCCTTCTCGACGCGCCTGGCGAGATCATCGTATTCCGCCTGCGCGCTCTTGAGCTTGCCCTCGACCGACGCCAGTTGCTCGCCGACCGGGCGCAGGTTGTCCGGGAGCAGGCTGAGGTTGGTCGACAGGTGGAGCGCGCCGCCCGAAAGCAGATTGAGCGCCCCGTTGACCGTCTCGGCCACCGACGCCACGGCGCCGAGCGCGCCGCGTCCGATCAGGACGCCGGCCGCATTGGCCAGATGCTCCAGGCCGCCCGCGCCGCGCTGCGCCGACTGCGTCATGCTTTCGGCCATGGCGTCGGCGGTCGCCGTCAGGGCGTTCATGTCGTTGGCGAGCGCCCTGGAGATCCCGGAATCGCCAGCAGCCTGCTTGAGTCGACCCCACGAATTCGCCATGCGGTTGACCGCCGCGTCGAGGCGCTCCGCCGCCTTTTCCGGCGCGTCGCCCAGCATCTCGGTGATCGCTTGTGCGAACTTCGGCAGGAAATCCTCGGCGACGATCTTGCCGCTTTCCAGCAGCCTGGAGAATTCCTCGGTGGTCACCCCCAGCGCCCGGGCGCCGGCCTGCAGCGCGATCGGCATGCGCTCGCCCATCTGGCCACGGAACTCTTCGGCGCTGACGACGCCCTTGGCCATCATCTGCTGGATCGCCAGCAAGGCGCCCGACGACTGATCGGCGCTCAGCCCCATCACCGCGCCGGCCTTGGCGACCGCCTCGAAAACGTCGCGCGCCTTCTGGCCCTCCAGAGCCGTGCCGCGCGCGGCGGCGGCGAACCCGCCATAAGCCTGGGCGGTGCTCTTGAATTCCAGGCCCAGCCGGTTGGACAGATCGGTCAGATAGGCGAACTCTTTACCGGCATCGCCGGTGCTGAAGGAAAGCTGGGTGCGCAGCCGCTCCGCGCTTGCGCTGGCCTCGAGTAGCGATCGGCCGACGCCAACGATCTGGCTCATGAAGAGCGGCGCGATCGTCAGGGCCGCCCCCAGATGGCCCATCATGGCCATCTTGCCGCTCAGCTGCTCGACGCCAGCGGCGGCCCGCGCGGCGCTCGCGTCGATGCGGTTCAGCCCGGCATTGCCCTCGCCGGACGCCTTGGCCAGCGCGGGGCCGATCCTTTCGCTGGCGGCCGCGATCCGCCCCAGGTCGGCCGCGGCTTTTTCGGAACCATTGGTCGAAATCCGGATACTCAGTTCGGTGGCCATCGCGCTACAATCCCCTCATGGATTCGCTGTCTTTACTGCTCATCGTCGCCGCCCTCTTCCTGCCGCTGCTCGTCGGCTACGGCCGCTGCCTGGACCACTGGCGGATGACGCAAATCTGGCTCTGGCTGCTGCTGCCCGTGGCCGGCTGGTTTATCGCCCTGGCCATCGCGCTGCGGCGCGAATGACGCGCCGCCTCAGCCATCCCGCTCCCGCCGATCGCGCCAGATGACGAGCGTCTCGCCTTCCAGGATGCGCAACGCGGCGAAGACCTCGCCGCGTTGTTTCCTGCGGATGCCGAACAGCCCGAGGACCGCCGGCAGCACCGCGTAATCCAGCCCGCTGGGGCCGTCCAGGCCGATGCGCCACTGCGTCTGTACGGCGAACCAGACGCGCACCGCCGGCAGGTTGTCTTCCAGCACATCGAGGTCGACATCCAGATCCTCATCGGTCAGCCCCATCGATTTGAGGCCGTCATCATCGCCGCCCTCGGCCAGGCAGCGGGCGACGGCGATCAGTTTTTTCGGCGCGCCTCCAGCAACTCGGCGCGGAAGGCCTCGAACAATTCGCCGGCGGCGGCCGGGTAGTTGTCGAGCAGCGTGGCCAGCGCTTCCGGGCTGTACGGCGTATCGACACCGGACCAGCCGGCGACGATCGCGGCGAGCGCCTCGGCGTCGGTCTTGCCCTCGATGCTGGCGAAGAAATCGCGCAGCGCGCTCTTCGCCAGGTGGCGGAACTCGACGGCGATGGCGGCCGGCGCGGCGCCCGGCACGCTGAGGGCGACCTCGGCGGTGAAGGTGGTTTTCGGAACGATCTTGAACATGGCCTGACTCCTGCAACTGGCCTGAAGGGGATCGGGGCGGGCGGCGCGTCAGGCCGGCGCGCGGGCGGGGGGAGAGGGACCCGGCCCGCCCCGAAACGATTAGCTGGCGTAGCGCGTCGATTCCGCGTTCATGGTCAGCGTGATGGTCGAGGTCAGCACCTCGTTTTTCTGGATGTTGGGCTCCTTCATCAGCCCCCAGTAGGCGTTGCCGACGATCTTCGATCCGTTCGGCGGCTGGATCAGCACGGCGGTCGGCACGACGGCGTCGGACGCGGCGGCGACCGTGGCGTACCAGGCCAGCGTCGGGTCGTCGAAGACTTCCAGGGTCATCGTGCGCGCCGACTTGATGGTCGGAATCTTGATCTCGACGTCGTCATCCAGGCTGGTGGCGTCGGCGAACTGCTGGTCGCCGCCGGAGGCGGAGACGTTCTTGATCTGCGACAACTGGTCCCAGGCGGTGATGCGGCGGACGCTGCCGGCGCCGGTGCCGGCCGGAAACTTCGTGGTGCTCGTGGTGTTGATGCCTTCCAGCGTCACGTCGTTGGAGGCGACCGTCTTGGCGCGGACGATCTTGCCGTTGAGCAGACCCCAGCCGGAGGTCAGCTCGAGGTAGTCGCCGACGACGACGCCGTGCCCGCCGGCCAGCGTGGCGACGGCTTCGGCGGCGTTGGTCAGGGCGGACATCGCCGACGAGGCGGTATAGGTCTTGGCGATCGAGAACTTGATGCGGGTGGCGAGGGTCTTGGACATGGCTTACTCCTTGGCGGTGGATTTCCGGGTTTTCTGGGGGTCGACCGCGACCGGCTCGGCCTGGCCGGCGGCAATCAGTTGATTCGCGGTGACGTCGTCGGGGTCGATTTCGGCGCCGGCCGGGAGCGGCTCGGAGCGCAGGGTGATCGGTTCAAGCAGGCGAATGCGCATGAGGGCTCCTTACGCGACCAGGGAAACTTCGAATTCGTCCAGCCACCACACCTGCCCCTGGACGAACTTGACCAGGCTGCCGCGCAGCCAGCGCGGCGGGGTCTGTGCGCCGGACGGCGTGAGGGTGGCGAGGGCGGCCTCGACGGCGGTCCTGGCCGCGTGCAGCGCGTCCTGGGCGGCAGCGCCGCGCGGATCGTTGCGGTTGGCGACGACGGCGAGCACGCCGAACCGGACCCGGCGGCCGAAACCGCCGTCGCAGTCTTCCGTCTCCTCGTCGATCTGCTCGCCGAGCGGCACGACGAAGGCCGCCGGATCGAGCACCGGCGCATCCTCGACGGCCGCCAGATCGGCGGCGCCGCCGGTCTGGCGGAAGGGGGTGTGCGCATCGAGGTGAGCGACGACCGGCTGCAGGTTCACGTCAGTAGCCGGACAGGGTGTCGGCGTTAAAAACCCGCCCGGGGGCGCGGTAGTTAACGTGGTTGCCGCCATCCGCCGGAGCCAGCGGCGCGGCGCCGTCGATGGTCAGCGCGCCGGCGGCGATGGCCTTGAGGTCGCGCACGGCGTCCTCGTAGCGCTGGCGCACCTGCTCGGTGGCGCGGTCGTCATAGAGCCGATAGCGGGCGATGTCGCAGGCCACGCGCTCGAGCACCGCCGGCACGCTGGCCAGCGGCAGGGCGTAACGCCCGCCCAGCCAGGCATCGATCTCGGCGTCGGCATCGGCCAGCGCGCGGGCGACGACGGCGACATCGATGACGGCGCCACTGGCACGGTCGCTGAGTTGCGCCATCTCGACGCTGCCATAGCGGGTTTCGAGGTTGGCCTGGGTGGCGTAGCTCATAGCGGAGAGGGTCCCCGCGCAGCGGGGATCGTAGCGGCCATGAGCTGCGCCATGCCGCCGACGACCGGGCGCGTCAGCGGGGCAGGACG